AACAAGTCTAGAAGGCCTGTCTTATATTCTCGTGGATTCCATCCACTACCTTTTAAGACATAGCTCTCTTGATTCTTAAAGTTGAACCAAAAGAACTTTCCTAGACCGCACTAATGTAATCATTAATGTGTAATAGGGGAACCTAGGTCTTCTTTTCTAACACCCAAAAACCTTGTGAATTGAGAGTAGGTACAGACCTACCCTCACACACGTCTTTGGTTATAGTCAAGAAGGCCTTAAGGACCGCAGACTCGGCTAAGGACATTGATACCTGAGCTCGAGCTGAAAACACCCCTTTGGAAACATGATACTTAGATAGACCAGACTCCCAAAGGAAGTCTGAACTGATATCCGGGTCCCAGTAGTTCATAAGGAACTCTGTAGACCTGTCTATCATTCTATTTAAGCACATGACCATCGGGTGGTTCCAGTTCAACACTACAGATAGAGTTTCTTTTAGAAACTCTCTTGTTGCTTGATCAGCACAAGTGCCCTCTATACGTTTCTGAACGAACTTATTTAGTCTAGCATTGACTACATAAGCATCCTTCTGAAAAGTGTAGAGATCCTTTTCAACTAGGTACTTCTTAGATTCAGTATATATCAGTTCAATGATGTCTACCGGTGAGTTCATAACTCTCACTTGTTCTAAGAGGTCAAGACCGAAGTTCTCAGATAAGCTTTTCAGCAAACCTGGGTACCCCGTCTTGCTCTTACCTTTTAAGGTAAGAATCCAGTTGAACACGTTATAAAGTTTTATCATGGAGGCAGTTCTATTATAAATGAACTTGTCTCCGTGAATCTCTTTATGAAGTGCCAGGATTAGATCCGGGTGCCGTTCTAAAGGTAAAACCCATCCATGTTTTGATTGATTTTGCAGGAAGTTAAGGAGCAGTGGATAGCTTTTCCACACGCTCATTAACCCCGATAAAGAGAAACCAGTGACTTCTTGTCCCTTATGGAACCATCTCTTTGCGAATTCAAATGTAGTTGCACTTACATGAGTTTTCTCAACAGAAAATGGCATACATAAAGTATCAAGGAGTTTCTTGTACTCTTTTGCAACTCGATCATTAGCTATCACCAGATCATCTCCCAAGAGCGCATAGCTCGTGAAAGGAGCGGTATCAGGACCGCTCGCTTTCGCACGAAGTGCTGCGACTTGGACCATGATATGATGTGTTAGCGCCATTACTGGCCATGATGAGTAAGCTCCCATAGGTTGGCCCGCCCCGTACTTCACTGAAACATGTTCACGTGATGTGAACGGGAGATCAACAAGAACTCTCTTTCACGCATTAGATTTCTCCTCACTACCATAGACATGTTTTACCAATCGTTGTTGCAACGCGATCGGCATTCTATCTGTGGCAGCGGAAAGATCAATGCTATGAAAAGAGTTTGTTCTTAGGTTTAACTGTGGCAAGATACTAGTGAATCGGTCTTGATCAAAGGTACAGTCCATTGGGATCCGACGCAGTACACTATTAATGTGTAGATGCAACGGCCTCAAAGAAGACTGTGTCCAATAATCACAGATACCGATCACCCTAGTTTTCCCTTCCTTATCAGCAAAGTAACTCAATTTTCGAATAGACTTACTCTTTAAAGGGAATAAGTGAGCTCACCATTCAGCTACGGAGTGATACAGCGAATCTGTATTCGCTGTGAACTGCAAGATATCAAGCCCTTCTATGTTCTCCTTTATCGTGACACCCAGCTTGTTACCACCTAATAAAACTATATCGTTTATTAGTTGATGCGGTAACAAGGTAAGTTCAGATAAAGAAGTCAAGATGGCTTGACCTTGTGGTCCTCGCTTCGTAGACATGTGTGGAAAGCTCCATTCCCCTACACGGCCTTTAGGTATTCTCAACTTCCGAAGAGCGATTGAGAACTCGCTCTCGGAAATGTCATCAGAACCTTTTCAAGGTTCAGTGATTGTTGAAGTGTCTAACAATGGTTTTAATGAAATCGCTCTTGTTAACGTGAGAAGTGTTAACAAGATTTTGATTACATTAGGGTCATCGACGTGGGGTTGAAAGTGGGATAACCATTTAGGAAATCCCCCAACTAACTTCACGTGGGCTGTGTCTTTTAGAGGCTCACCGGAGATGTATCGCATTACGGCATTTCTTGATGTTTTCACATAAGAAACGGTAAAATCGATCCCTCGGTGCTCTATTAGGCTAAGGAGTTCGTCACGAAATTGAGTGACAACTGAAGATAACCCTATAGGCACATCACTGATATACATTGATAAGATTATTTGTGCTAAAGCGCACAGACGTCTTACCAGCGACTTGTATCGCTGCGTATATTTTGTGTTTGTAGCTTTTTATGGTTATTAAAAAGGTACCATAGCTACCCAGTCTCCTCGCCAGTGGGTGTGGGGGGCTAGCCCTCCCATGGCTGAGGCAGCGATGTCTCAGAGGACAACTGTATAACTATGACACGGGCCGTCGATCAAAAGTCGACGAAACGTTCGTAGTAATCCAGATTGACTTCCGCGCTTACTATTTGTATTAGAAAGTAAAGGCTTTCAATATGAAACTACCAGAGGAACGAGTTTAACACAGTTAAAAAC